GCAGTCTGTATGTAACTGCTAATACTATTGGTTGTATTTGAATACAACTGATATAAATTGTTGGTGTTATCTATACCATAAAGGTTAATTTTACCGTTTAGGGGCGCAGATGTTATATAGGAAAGCGCATTTCCCTGGCTTGTAACAAACCATTTTTTCTCAAAAAATATGCACTGGATGTATCTAGAACCGCTTGGACCTATTGGGAAAGTGCTATTAATGTAGAAATTAAATACGGCACACAAAATGTTATTAATTAACACCTGTCCACCCGTTACAGGTCTTGTAAAGTCAATATAAGGAAAAATACCGTCTAAAGGGTCTGATATTTTGGTGGTTGTAGAGCCTACAAGCGCATAAATACCGTAGTCGTTCATAAAAAGAACACTGCGGAAATACGGAAATATAGCGTACAACCGTTTAGAACCTATAGAAGCAGATACGTTAGTATTAGTAAATACAGTTGCACCCGTATTTGTTACCTGTAAATTACTAAATACGTTAATACTGTCTTCACCAAAGATGTACAAGAAGTTATTAGCCGATAGCAGGGCAGTAATGTTGCTATCTAGCGTTGAATCTGTAAGTGTCAGTGCTACAGCAGACACAGATGTAAAGTCTGTAGGAGAAACAGAGCTAGAAGCATAAACTGTACGACCCTGCGCTACCCAAACACGCCCTGAAAACGTTGCTACATCTACTATAGGGTTTGTACTTACTACTGCTTGTATGACTGCACCGCTACCTGTTCCACCAACAACCGCAACAGACGGAGCAGAGGTGTACCCAGTTCCTCTGTTGGTCATAATTACTTCTGCCACTGTATTTCCGCTAATTACAGCCACCGCATTTGCCCCTGTACCGCCTCCACCAGAAATGGTTACCGCCAAATTACCGTAAGCACCGTACCCAGTACCCCCGTTTACCACGTAAATAGACACTGTACCTGTTGCAAATGTAGTTACTTCCGCAATTGCAGCAGCATTAGACCCACCACCACCAGAGAAAGTAACAGTAGCATTGGCATACCCACTACCTGCATTTGTAAGCGTAATACTATTAACAATACCGCTAGATAACGTTGCAGTGGCGTTTGCACCAGCTCCATTACCACCTGTGATTGTGACCGCAGGAGCAGTTAAGTAACCAGAACCAGGCTCGGTAACAGTGACTGCAACCACATTACCGCTTTGTATGGTGGCATAGGCAACAGCCGTGTTTCCACCCGTGACTTGAGGCGCACCTATAGTGACTGTAGGGACTGCCGTGTAGCCAGAGCCTACATTACCCACAACTATGCTTTGTACGCCTCCTGCACCCGTTGTAATCGTTGCTACAGCCGTTGCTTGCACACCATTGGCGTTGTTAGGGGCAGATATAGTTACGGTTGGTGCTGCCGTGTAATTTTGACCTGGGTTTGTAATGCCAATTAAGCTCACAGAACCTACAGAAATTAGACTTGTACCGTTCCAGTCAAACAATCCTTTGTTGGGGTCGCCTATAAACAAGTCTGTATTTTGATACTGAGCTGTGGTGACGTTAGAGCTAGATAACGTACCCGCAGTAGCAACAGTGACTAAACTACTGGTGCTTAGGTTGTACGCTTCCATGCTTCCGTCTGATTCAGACGCTACAACGTACTGACCATTGATATTTGCGTTGGTTAGAGAAACAACAGCGTTGGTAAAAACAACATTATTTCCTCCAATATTCTTAACATTATCAGGTCCAGAGACAATTTTAAGGTTGCCTGGTCCTATTGGCATTGCATTTTCTAGCCAATAAAACTCATCCTTATCAATAGCTGTGCGGTTAGCCTTGGTATCTACACCTTTAAAGTTTTTAATTACCGCATAGCTTTTCTTTTGCTCTGCTGATGCCATTCTTAACCTCCACTACTGTAGGGGTTGGGGATTCTTCTTGTGTAAGTAGAATTAAGAATGTTCAATACTTTTTTATTGTATTGTTGCTGGTATATCTCGGCTTCACCGTAAGATTGCTCGTAAAACTTAGCTTTGTAGGCTGCGTAATATTGTACTGCCGTACTCCAGGGGTCAAGAATAGTATCTTGCACATCAGGCGTACCTATAGACAAAGGTTGTGGCAATATAACCGTGTCTAATTCAATGTAGTAAGACTGGTCTGGGACTGGGGCAATGTATATTTGTTGTTGACCGTAGACGGAAAAACAGATGGGTCTGCCAATGTAATTCTGCCAATAACGGAGTTGGGAAGTGAAATCAGACCACGGCAAGTAGCGCATAGGGATGCGACTATTACCCCAGTAAAGATTAATGTTGAGAATGTCAACCGTATTAATCCCATTAGGTAACGCTTGAAAAGGAATAATCTCTGCATTTTGAACATATAACAAAGTTGCAGTACCATCCGCAAATGTGGTGGTAGGGGGAAAGATGTTTGTACCTGTTGGATACGCTGGTGCAGCAGTGCCAGATGTACCGCTTGTTTGATACTGATAAATGTAAATGTTGCTGAACACATACTGACCTGCGGTAACGGCTGTACTTGCCACCCAAGGTGTAGCAGGTGTTGTATTTGTGTTTGTGCTTAAGTAAGGGTTAGAAGACGCTATGGGAGTAGATGTGTTTTGAACTGTACGCAAACATCCCGTATCTCTAACTAATTGTGAACGAGCTTCGTTAATGTATCCCGTTAACTGAGGTTGAGTCCAAAAATTATTGTTGGAGTCATGCAGCAGATATTCAACTTGTGTGAGATAGTTGTCGAGCGTTGGCATGAAACATCCATAGTTAAGCTACCCGCTTTTGGAAGGATTTTCCCCCCACGCCTTTCTCAAGACGCAAGGGTACTACGCCTACAGCCGAGGGTAACGAGCTGTCTTTTATAGGCTTCTCAGTTGTTATCTCAAACTGGTCTAGCTTTTTTAAACTTTCTTCTAGTTCTGCGTGGGTTTGAATCCAACCATGTCGAACCAAAATGTGTTCTCTGTCTTTAAGCGTGTAACCAAATAACTGCACAGCTCCAGCAAGAGGAATCTCTACAGGTACGTTCTTTACAAACTCATAGACAACACCGTCATAACCTATGGTTAATTCGATGTTGCCACGATTGGTTACAAATACCTTATCCATTAGAAACTAACAACATCACCATAAATTACGATGTTAACCAAGTTAGAGTTACCACTAGCTGTGTTAATGTTTACGTATAGTGCTTGTGTTGTTGCCCCTGAAACTGCCGTATTTGCTCCGTATGCACCTGCAATTGTCAAATCTTGATACTTACCAGAAGAAGTCAAGTTAGACAAAACTACGTTGGCTACCACTGCATTAGAGATGTTGCCATCACTGGATGTTGTAATAGATACGTTAGCAGAAGATACACTGCCCTGTGGATTGTTCACAGTGATTCTGCGAAGAATAACAGAGCCAGAAGAGTTAGCAGATGCACCTACAGTCAAACCACCTGACAACAAAGGAATGGTGATAACACCAGACCCTGTTGTAGCTAAGTTTGCTTGAGGAGCATAGCCAATACGACCATTCCCAAACGAATCCAGGTAATACTGACTGACTGAATCGGGATTAGCCATGTGTCCTCCTTAGACGTTGTTATATGTACCACTAACGTTCTGACCACCTTCAACTGTCAAAACTTGAACAGTAGTGTTGTAACCAGAAGAGTTAATAAATACGTTAACACCGTCAGAGACAACCACACCACCTGTATTGTTTCCAATAAAAGGTCCAACAGCAGAAATGTTTCCTGTTGTTAAGTTGGTTGCAGAGGTCATGTTGATGGTCACGTTAGCAGTAGGAGGTACTAAGTACACACCTGCTGGGATAACGTTACCTGTGGTGGTTGCAGAAATGTTTGCAAACGTAAAATACGCACCAGGCGTGTTTGCCGTTGCATTTGCAAGGATAATTTTATTGAGTGCTAATGCCATTTGTCATTACTCCTTACAGTGAGAGGTAGTTGTAGTTGGTAACTTTTGACATTGCCTTGGGCTTTACAGACACCAACTCAGCAATCATAAGAACCGCACCTACGTAACCAATTTGCCAGTTAGGTAATGTGGACTCAAATCCTGTGAACACAAATGAACCTTGCTCGTGGATGTACAAGCTCAAGTAGTTGGTGTTCAGGAAGTACACAGTACCTTCTGGGCAATATGGGTCTGGATAAATTGGAACGCCCGCAACCATCAACGCTCTAAACGCTGCTTGAGGACCGTTGTTGTCACCATCAAAGCCTGAGCCAGGAGTGATAACGTATTGCTCTTGACCAACAAAGTCTTGAGCTAAGAGTGTCCATGTACCAAATCCGCAAACACCAAAAGAAGGCATTTCTGCACCCTTTTTAACTGTTCCAGAGATGTACTGAAGAATGTTTTGTCTTGTTGGGTTTACGCTACCTGCGTTGTAAACCTTAGACTGCCACCATGTGTAGGTGCTACGGTTGATGTTACCGTAAGTA